ATTATCCTTCCTCTTACACTTGATTCTGTAACTTTCTGATCCATGAGTTCCTTATACTCATCATAGGTATACTCTTTGCCTTCAAAGGTCTTCTTCTTGTCCTTCTCTGTATTTGCCCATAACTCATTTGCCTCACGTTCTCCAAATGTCTCATGCTTTCCACTCCTGCGTAATATACTTACAAAACCATTATAAATATCACTTATCTTATTATATTTATTACTTCTTACAACCGAACAATGCGCTCGAGTAGACATTGACTGTATGTCTCCATTGCTTTAACTTGAATATTTAGAAGAGTCATTTGAACTGCATCTATTTTTGTAAAGTTTTCACTAGCAATAAATGTTCTTAACTTTTCTAATTTTTCGTTTAATGTTTTAGAAGTCATTGCTATTTTTTCTAATTCGATAACGCAAAGCATACAGTAGTCATAAATTTCCTTCGATGCTAAACGAGTAATTAAATCAGTACTTGTAAATGTAGACTGAATATTATTTACTTTAGCTTTTAGTTGGTCATAAGTTTCCATCCGCATCTACTGTTTCAGGGTCTATTACTTCGATGTTGTTTGGGTTGGGGGTCATGGCTAAAATGCGTTTGTTTTAGCTTCCACTTTCCATCCTTTTATAGTGTTGAACCATTTATCAACACCGTTTGCATCTGTCCATTTTCTACCTGCTAAATTGATAAAAACTTTTGCTTCTTGACCAACTGACAACGAATCTAAAAGACTCGTTTTGTCTTGCTGAAACTCTATGTTAATTGATTGAGGGTACTGACTTTCTTTTTCTGTTCCTAAAATAAGAGAACGTTTTTTAAAAGTTCCGTTTTCTTCAACTACTCCAATGTGTTCAATGATTCCGTTTAATTCCATATTTAAAATTTTAATTGTTTAATTTTTTCTTCGATTCTAATTTCTAATTCGTTTGCTTTTTTAACAGCTATTTTTGTCCATTCGTCAATTGTTCGCCAATCCGTAACAGTTTCAATTTTTGGCTTAATTGGCGTTCCTTTTGCCCCGATTACTTCGACTTCAATTTTCTTTTTCCATCCCATGTCAACAATTGATTCACGCGTAAACTCTTCAATGAACGGTTTTATACTCTCAGGACGGTACGCGATAAACCAAACTTTTTTAAATTTAGGGTTTACTGTAAAGTATTCTACAATTTGTGGGATTTTTTCTTTTGGAGTTTTGTTCTCGACTAAAATAGCCGTGTGTTCTTTCCTGGATAAACATTTTGCTTCTGCTCCGTATTCTTCACATTCAGAAATACCATCAGGAGAAACACCAAGTAAATTACTTTCTTCGCTTTGCAACCATCCTGAAGCATTAAACTGTATTCCTGTGTATTGCGAAATGTATTCAAGTGCACGCGGTTCTAATTCTTTGCCTCGTATCATTGCATCATTCATATAACCTTCTTCATCATCATCGAAGCTTTCAATGTATTGGCTTAATAAATCAATGAATAACGTATCAGAATCAACAAACAATCCTTTTGATAATGTACCGCCAATTTTGCCCCATTTTAATTTTAACCATTCAGGTGTGCTTTGGTCAATGTCTTTGTAGTTTATCATTATTTAAGTTCGTTTTTAAGTTTGTCTTTCAAAGATAATGCAGTCGGTAAATTCTTTTCGGCTGGAGTTAATAATTCCCAATTCGATTTTAATTCATCCAGAGTTTTAGATTTGTTCAAAGTCGCCAACGCATTTACATCTGATATTTGAGGCGAATAATACTTTTTGAATCGCGCTACATGCCCATGTCTTTTATCTGCCAACGCGTAAAGCACAAGCGGTTTATTTAGCCAATGCTCCATGTATTCACTACCAAATTCTTTTTCGCAAAAGTTAGCATTTGTATTGTTCAAAATAACAGGTTTGTATAATGGTTTTCCGCTTGGATATTCTGAAAGCCAAAAACCTGTACGGGTTAGTTTTTTTTGGCTATTCATGTCGAAAGTTTCGGAATCTTCAAACTTTGAAATAACGACATTCATTTCTTTTTTTAAGCCTTTGAGTTCCGCTTTTAACCAGATAAATAAATATGATTATGAGAAAAGAACTGAATGAATTGAGAAAATACTTTCTAAATAAAATCCTAAAAGGAGATTACGAATTAGGCAAAATTGACGCTCATTGTTTAAAACTAAAAGTAGACAAAGAATTTACGTTTTGTTTTTGGGTGGCAAATAATGATTATGGAATTAAACAATATAATGGTTTCGATGAAGATATAAACACTCTTTCTTTAGGTAAGTTGACTGTTAAACAAAAACAAAAGCTTTGGAGTAATTTTAAAACCCCTTATTTAGATAATAAAAACACTGTAATATTGAAAGAGAAAAAAGAACAATACGAAAAGCTTAAAAAAGAACTTAATATACACTAACCATGTACATCACAGTCCACATAAAAATACCGTACAGAAAGGTATCGAGAATAAAAAACACAATAACCAAAATGAATAAAGATAATTGGACACTCACATGTAAAAATCGTGGCTTCTTTTCAACAACCTATTCATTCAGTTCTTTTCTCATAATCATATTTATTTATCTGGTTAAAATTTGCTCTGAATACTTTTTCTTGTTGTTTGATTTCTTTTGCGTAGTGGGTTGTTGTTTGGATTGCATGTGTTGCGCCATTTTTAGACACGATAACCAGCTTCAACGACTTTCTGTACACTCGCTTCGATTTCTTTCGGATTTGCGTTCCGTAGTGCGTGAATAGTTCTTGTTTCATTGTTTAGATTCCCAATGCTTAATAAATTCATTTTTCATAAGCTCACCATATTCTTTAGCTTCTTCTTTCGTAAAGTTTTTAATATCAATTCCATGTTTTTCTTTTAACCCTTCTTGCCTTTCTAAAGGTTCTGATTTATAAAAAACAAAATTAGGCATCATTGGCGGTAATAATTTTAATTTATATTCCATTGTATTTGGTTTTAAATATTCTTCATCTCCTGTTAAGTCATACATTGTCATTGGTTTCATAACTCTTTAATTTAACTGATTAATATTATTTTCAACCGCCTTAATAATCGCATTCACATTCGGCATTTTGACCGAGTTGGATTTATTCACGTAGTCGTTGAATTGATATTGAAAAACTTCATGCAAATACGCTATTTGTACAAATGTATCCGATTCTCCACAACGTTGTTGTTCTAAACGGTAAATATTAAAGTCTTGGTAACTCGGTGTAATTACTGATATTGTTTTCATAATATCACTTTGTTTTTTGGTTGTTAATAAATTTTAGATAATGATTTTGGACGCCAACATGCTCTACCGTTAATTGGTTTCCATTCTGTTTTATTTTGAGAATGAGCAAAACTGTTTATAGGATGTTTTTGAGATATGTTTAGTTTACACCATCCGTTTTCATCTAATGAATCTTTAACTTCATCATAGAATTCTCCGTAAGCCTCTTTTATTAATTCTAATTTACTCATAACTATTCTTTTTTATAGTATTTGTTTTTACCTCTATTTACCTCTATAATTCCAATGGGATAATTAATAGATAGTTGTTTGATTTGTCCTGCAATATTCTTTGTAGGAATTCCTGTTTGTTGTTTTATAAAGTTACACGAAACAGCATTTCTTTCTCCGATTGGAATTTTATCAAATATTTCTCTTTGCTGATCTTTTAGAAGCAGTCGGAAAATCTTTTTTGATTTACCAAGCAAGGGCTCTTTAGCCTCAATTACATGTTTTATTAGTTCGTATTTCATATCTTATGTTTTAATGTTAAGCAAATATAAAACAAAAATTTTATTGTTGCAAATATTTTTATTGTTATTTTTAATTTAAACGAATAAAACCGCTCCAATTAAGAAGCGGTTTTGATATTCTTTGCAGGAAACCACCCCTGCTAAACCCTAAAAAAAATCGTAATTATGAAATAAAAACAATCACTTAGCCTGTATTGAATAACTTAAATCTTCTTCAAGAATGTACCTCAAGATTTCTGATTGCATAGCAAAGATAATAATTATTTCGTTACGTCAACACCTAAAATAAAACTACTTCTTTTTAGCGACAATTAATTTTAAAAGCATATCTACCGTTACAAAACGAGAAACAAAGCGTAAAACACGCCCTGCATTAGTAGTTGCTGGTGATTCTGAATATTTTCTTTGTAGTTCGTTTAATGCTCCACTAACTACAGGAGGTAATTGTTGTTTTTTCATATCGTTGTACCCTTTTCTATTTTGTTTCCGTGAACAGTATCGTTATACAGTCCTTCAATTGTTCCTCCTGATATTAATATTTCTTTTTTCATAGTGTTATAATTTAAAATATTGTTTTACTTCTGATTTACGTCTACCAATCAATTCAGGGTTTTTAGTCCACATCATAAACGCATCCTGGATTTTACCATTATCAGGATTGGCATTTACTAAACGCAAAACCGTACTATTTTTAAAGCCGGAAATTCCAATATTATAAGCCAACGAAACCAATGCATTAAATTGGTTTTGATTTACATTTGATTTTACTAAGGCATCAACTTTTTTTGCAAAATCAATAGCTGTCAAATTAGCCAACTTTTCAGCATGCATTTTAGACATTTCCGGATCTGTTTTTTTTACGGGTGTACCATCTAAATAATACGTGTTTCCCATTGCAATAGTCCAAATTCCCTGCGTATCTTTATATGGCTTTAATCGCAATCCTTCTCTATCGTGAAGCGCTTTGAATCCGTTATCGTCTAATTTCATTTTCTTTAAGTTTTTTAATCATCTTATGAATCAATTCATTGCCCTTATCTATCGATTTGTCAATAGCAATCAATGTGCTTTTAAAACACTTTCTTTCTGCTGAATTATCAACTACTGCCTCACACATTATCTATCCTTTTTTAAGTCAACATAATCAGTCATTTTAGACAAATTCTGAACGAATAAATTATAAGAATTATTCATCTTAATAAGAGTTTCGTTTGATGCTTTTAATTCATCCCTAAATTCTCTTTGTAATGTTTTGTGCTCTTTATATAAAAAAACAACTACACCAGACAACGTAATAATTCCGGTTATTAAAGCTGTGTTTAAATCAACGAAATTATGCGCTAGTTCTGCGGTTGCCTGAGCTTGTAAAAACATCATCTATTTATTCTTTTATTAATGCATATAACCAATGCTATAAACAAAGTTAGTGAAAAAATAATTACCTCGTATAATTGTTCGTATTGCCTGTATTTGTCAGGCAACTCATTAGATATTATATTTACTATGTTTATTAATAATAAAGAAAACGGTAAAAACCTTGTTAGCCTGCAGTATCTATTATCAAACGATAAGAAAGTAATAAACATTATATCGGTTATAATTGAAAATCCGCCTGCATTTCCCCATGTTACATAATCAAAATTAAAACCTAATTTAGGTAATATAACAGATAAAAAACTTACTCCCATAAGCAAATACGGAAGTAAGTAAACCGTTTGTTTTAAAAAATGCTCTATGTATCTAAATGTTTTTTTCATTTTAGCTGCCTGTTGGTGGTGGGTTTTTTATACCGCCTCCGCCAATGTCGTCACCATCATCTGAAGTAGTATTATTCGGTTTACCGCTTACATTATGGTCTTTTGCTAATACTCCAAAAACTATAAACCCAACTCCTAACCATAACTGCATTCCTGTTTTGTCTGTAAAATATCCTGCTGCGTAGGCTTGCATCACAGAATCTACTATAGGATATGCAGAAAGGGCAATACCTGCCAATGTCGTTCTCCAATTTTTCATTTTTTATATTTGTTTAATTGTTAATTTATCAATGTGCTTTCCATGAAACACCGTCAAAAAATACTGGACAAACTACCGCACCACCGCCTACAACCGTTGTTAAATATGTTGGAGCTAATGCGTCTGTTACCGTTGCGTATGCTGTACCCGTTGGCGTTGGTAAAGTTGCTACTGTATAACTTTTTAAAACTAAAATATTACTTGTAACAACTCCGGTTTTGTCAACTGTAAAAGTATCAACTGAATTGTTTTGACTTCTAATTGCAAAACCTGAAGCAGACGCACCTGTATTTAACAGTAAATTATCTCCTGTAGATGTAACTGTTGCTTTTATATTTGGACCGGACGATGAACTTTGTATTTGCGCTGCAGGCCCTGTACTAGACGCGAAAACATCTATTCCGTTTGCCGCTCCTGTTGTTGAAAAAGCTCCGGCTGAACCAGTTGCACCAGAAGTTGTTGATGAAACTCCAATCGCTCCACTTGAAGCCGTAGCCTTTATTGCTGTGCCTCCTGAAACTGTTGCTGTTGCATTTATTCCTACTCCATTACCTCCTCCTGATTCGGTAATAACCATTGCAGAAGCTCCGCCTGCCGAAGATGTATTGTTTAATGTCAATCCTCCGTTTCGTGTTCCTGAGCTATTAGTTGATGATTTTACACCTGTCCAAGATTGATCAGTAGTGGTCAATAACACATTTGCACTTGGTATTTTTTCCATAACTCCGGTGCTTATACTTCGTGTCAATATATCATAACTTCCGGCACTTGTTGCCGGAGCTGTTGTAATAGTAGGTGGCGGTGTCAATAAAAGTCCATTATTATCTATCCATGTAGTTAATACAGCATTTTTTCTAAATTGCATCAAATCACCTAATGATCCAGTTGCGGAATTTATTTGATAAGCCGTGCCGCTGCCGTTATTGTCAGTAAAATGTGCTGTACCTGTGTTGTTTTGTGTATAAGTACCTATACCCGTGCTATTATTAGCTACAACTATCGCTGCTCCTGTAGGTGATGTATTTGTGTAAAGCACACCTCTTGCTGCGTTTGATACATTTACCGTCATTACCTGAGTGCCAGCAGAACCAGAACTATTTAAAACAAATCCGTTTACACTCGTAGACCCTGAATTAGTTGTAGATTTTAAACCTGTAAAATCTTGATTGTCTGTCGTATACAATGGCGCTAAATCTCTAGGTGTAAAAGCAGTCGAATTTACTTTTAAATATGATAAAGTAGGCGCAAAATTTAACATTCTAAAGTCTTTCGTTATTTCCTTATCGCTTAGTGGCGAAAATATTTCAAGACTAGATTTTAATATGTTTCCTGAATATAATTCTTTTATTTGAATATCTGTTAATCTGCCTCTATAAATAGCTACATCCTTGAAGTCTGTATTTAATGAGTTAAGCGCTGCCTGTCCTGTATCTGATCTGCCACCAATAGCCATTCTTGACAAAGTAACATTATCACTTACTTCGCCCATAAAAACACCGTTCATGTAAGCACGGCTTTTTTGAGTTATAGAGTTATAGGTTACCGCTACATGATACCAATTTTTTGTTACTTCTGGAAAAACACCAAAATCAACAGAAACGCCTGAACTATTTACATATCTCAATCCAATACCTATTGAATTACTAAATCTAGCTATTCCCGTTCCAAAACCTGCTAAAACTCGACCGCTCGCCGCTGCATCATTTACTTTTAACCAAAATGAAACTGTGTAATTGCTTGGAGCTCCGTCAAAAATAGCCTCTAAAGGTTTTTCATTAGTCACATCCGAACCTATTGTTATCGCTCCTTTTTCTGGATTTAGCCTTTTAGTATCCCAATTAACCAGCGCATCAAACATTGAAGGTGGAACTGATTTATACATTTCTTGGTGTCCTGTATCGTTTGGGTGTGAAGCATCAACAAAAGAACCGGCTACAAATTTACCGCTCAAATCATCCAACGCACCCAACATATTTATTGTAGGAACTCCCCACGAATCCAATTCTTTATTTATTTGCTGTATGTATCTGTAATCAGTAGCTAAATAATCGTTATTAGGATATGCATTCGCTATAACCGGAATAATATCATGTTGACTGCACATTTTAACTAACTTTTGGAGATTACTTTTAAATGTATTGTAAACGACTTCTTTATCGCTAAAAAATATTCCTTCATTAATTAACGACAATGCTATAATTAAAACATCAGGGTTTTCTGGTGTAACATCTGTATAAAAACGATCAATAACCATTTGGGTGCTATTTCCTGGTATTGCTCTATTTGTATAAGTCCATCCTCTTGCGGTTATATCTGTACCTAATCTATTTGCCCAACCATTATTTGATGTTGCGCCCTGACCGTAGGCAACACTTGAACCTACAACCATTAATTTCTTTCTAAATGTTGCGGGTTTGTTACGTACATATTCCAAAAGACCATTATAGCGAGAAAGTACAGGTGTGTATGATGTAGACCAATACCAACCCGCTGTTGTTGGCTGAGTTAACTTATAAAATATACCGTCAGTAGTTGCCGGAGCGGATGCATTAGCATTTAAAATTAATCCTGTTAATCCTAATGTTCCGGTTTTTGTTTGGTTTCCTGTTATTTTTACATTTTGTCCATCCGCAGCTAATAGTGTATTCAAAGCGTCCGTAGTAGTTCCTCCTGTAACACCTGAAAGATTCTGAACTGCCGTAGTATTTAACGGTACAGGAACATCAATATATGAGTTATAAGACGTTCCATAATAAACAGATTGAGTAATATTTGTTGCCGCTGTGCCTACTTTTTCAGCTGATACATGATAGCGTATTCTTTCGCCTGTAGCTAATGACAACGGACTCGCTACGTTTCCAGAAACCTGAACATTTGTAACACTACCATCTGCTAAAGTAAGCAGTCCTGAATCCAAAATAGTTACAACCGTAACGCCTAACGAACCAACAGGAGCGCCAGTAATTCCTGAAGCTATAGGAGCTCCTGCGTTGTCGCATTTATAAATTTCAATAGTCCAACGTTGCTGCGCGCTGTTTGGCGTTGTTGATGCCGATAAATTACCCGCATAAATTCCCGCAGGAAACAAAGCAGGAGCTAGTGCAGCGTTGCCTATTAAATCCTGAGTGAAATATTTCTTTTCATTATCATTATTAATTACACTTTGAATCGCACTCGCTAAAGTTCCTTTACTTGTTGCATTTGTTGCATAGTAATTTGTTGCAGAAACTACTGTTACATCTGCCGTAAACCATACACGGGTTGTGATACCTGCTGTAGTAGCTACAATTGTACCTAATTTATTATCTATTCCCGTTAAATGCCCCCCTAATGTTGTTGCTGTCGGCAAATAGTTAGTTGGCGTTAATGGAATTGGAATATTAACAGGTTGCAACCAATTAATTTTTCCGTCAGTTTCCTGAGCCAAAATTCTGTTAGCTGTTGCGCTTTCTGTGTTTGTTTTAGTCGTAACAGTTCCAAATGTTGGGTTTTGATAGGTTTGCCCATATCCGGCAACCGTAAGCAATAATATTAAAATGTATTTTTTCATGTTATATAAATTGGTTAAAATCTCCTGCGTTCATTGGAAAAGCAAAGCTAATTACGCTTCCTATTTGCGACCACTGTGTAAATGATTGCGGTACTCCATTCCAAAAAAACATTCTCGCTATTGCCGTATTACCCATGTCGTATGATGTTTCGCCGCCTACTGCGGTAAATTCTATTCCAGGCGGTAAAGTTGTTGAAACCGATCCAGCTATTGCTTGCAATGCTTGATAAACAGCATCTTCGCTTGGTGCTGTTGTTGTATTCCCTGATATTATTGTTTGTGTTACAATGTTCACGGCATCATAAAACTCGTATGCATCACCCGCAGCATTTACTCGCAACGCTCTTAATGCTTCTAATGGTGAAGGGAATAAATCTAAATAATCAGTATTAGGATAATCTGCATAATCAAGCCTTAATTGTGCTTCATTTACAATTGGTACTTTTCCATCATTTCCAAAAAACGGCAAAGTGTCTATTAAATTCTGATATGCGTCAACTCCACTACCACCCGTTGTAAGCCAATCCCAAAAACCAACAAGATCATCAGTTACCCGAAATGGTTTATTATCGTGATAGATATGGATTTGAAGCTAATGTAAAGTTTGGAATATTGTTTGAGAATGGCGAGGAATTAATCACGCAAATAGACTTTGAAACAGCTACAACGGATGATTTTAGTTACTTTGAATTTACGACCATAACCGAAAGCGACAAACAGACATTTAAGCGTCAAATAAAGACTAAGGTAGACATGTTTTCGTCGTTAGCAATAACAGGCGAATATATTGAACCATTGGTTCCGGTTAATATGTTGCTTCAGGCAAAGCCTAGTATTCAAACTTCTGAATGGGAACAAGTGGATGATTACGAGCGTAATTTATCCTCTGTAGGTAGTTCGCTTACAACTTGGTATCAGGTAAATCCGGTTATTAATTTAAAGCAATCAGAAATAAAAGACACTTACACGTTTTTCAATGATACGGTTAGTAAAAAACCGGAGCCGTTTACAGATAGTGATTTTAAGTTGTTTTTAGCACAATCGAATTTAAACAACGTAACAGTAAGTTTAAAGAACTTTAAAATACACTTTGATACTGATGTAGATAATGGAGGTAACGGATTTGTAAACTTTAAAATACGTATTTATAAAGGTTTGTCTTGGGCAACGGCAACGCAATATATTTTACTTTCAGTATTCAAACAAGAAAACGAATCTTATGATTATGATGGAAGTTTTACGCCTTTAAATATTGGGAGTGTTCAACGTGGCGAATCAGTATGGATGTTTTACGAATTTGAAGTAAGGCAGTCTACAAACGTAGTTATCGGTGCAACTCCGCGTTTTGAGGTTTTAACCAAAATATTTAACGGTGGTAATGTCATTGTTACGGGTGAATCAACCGCTTATAATTCTATAGTCCCATCATTCCGTTTAATCGATGTAATGAACCAAATAAGCCAATCAACTGCAGGATTACCAATATTTGCACCGGAATACAATATAGGAGGGGAATTTTATGATACTGTTTTAACCAATGGTAAAATGTTGGGCGGCAATATTACAGATCCGTTTTATGTTTCATGGGAGGATTTGTTCGCTTCAGTAAAAGGCGAGGGAAATAGCGGTTACAAACTAGATTTAAACGGAAATATATTTGTTGCAACAGAACCAAACTTTTACACGGATGTTGAATGTGGTGTTTTTGAGGATATTCAATTTGACAGTTTAGCAAAAGAAACCGATGCTAAAATGGCATTGAATACTTTTAAACTAAACTTTTCGAATTATCAATCTATGAAAGAAAACACGGAGCCTGATTCCGGTAGCACGATTCATGGAGAAACAATTTTAACTTTGCCAAACAAAGAAGTAGAGGGTTCATTAGAGGTTAAAATACCATGGATTCGTGATGCTATTTTATTGGATGTACAGCAAAGATTATCAACGGTTGTCAGCAAAGATACAGCAACGCAAGACGATGATAAGATTTTTGCTATTGACACGATAGCAACCGAAAACGACCAACAGTTTACCGAAACAACAGAGTTACAACACACTTACACCAATGCTTATTTATCATTAAAAAGCAATGGTAGCGTAAACTTTTTAGTTCTCGGAATAAGACCAGGAACAACCTTTCAGATATTGCTTCCGGATGGTAATTTCGGTTCTTACAATGTATCGGAAGTATTCAATACTGAATTACGATTAACAGGCGGTGGAAATCCTGCTAATGATGGTGTTCGATTGACGAAATATATTTATGAAATAAAAATCGATACTATTCCGTTAACAAACAGAACGAACGAGGGTTTTGTATCTGTATTGAATTTAATATCACCTGAAAAGTACAGTAATTTGCGTTATTCAGTTGAAAGAATTATTCGTAAACGATGGATTAAGTTTTTGGCTGGCTGTACGTTGTGGAAACCGGATGCAGACATACAAAACACTTACTATAAAAATAATGGTAAATGTTATACTGATTATGACGGACTGCAGATTACGGAAAAAGAAAACTTTTCGCCTGATGTTGACCCGATTTACACATCTAATTGGTATGAAGGAATTACATTTGCAAACGTAGATTTTGAGGAATTTGTGGCATTATGTAATCGCTTAAGACAATTTCATGGTTATATTACAATGAAAGATATTAATAGACGATTGTTGAAAATTTATCCGTCAAAATTAAGTTATCAAAACGATACGCGTTCAATTATAGTTGATGGTAACGAAAAGTTCATAAAAGCTTATTTAACCATCACAAATGATGGTGGTAATATTGTTGTGAATGATGAAACCATTGTAACGGTGCTTAAATGGGATTTAATAGACCATAAAGTGGAATTGTTTGATTTGGAAAGACAGCGCCTTTATAACGGAATAGCATGGTACAAAACAAGTATAAATGGCTCGGTTACAAATAATTTATCTGAATTTATTGATAGAATGAATTTAATAGGCGAAAAATTTGATAGTACATTAGCGTAATTAAAAATATTTTGTATATTAGCACTTTAATAAAACATGTATAAGTACATTTTTAACCCTAATTTCAATTTTATGAAATAGTCTTTTGGAATATTCGAAAACAACGTATGAAGTGATACGTATCTAAATATAATCTAAAGCACCTTTTAATCGAGGTGCTTTTTTAATTTAATATGTTATGAAACAAACGCTAAAAGAACAAATAGAATCAAGTCAAAAAGGAATTGACTATGTTGATTCGCTTGTGCCAACAAATAACGATGTTATAAGCGCGGTTATAGAACAAATAAAGGATTCTAAATATACTCCAAATTACGTGAAATATCACGATGGAGAAAAATGGGTAGAAGTTTACGCTGATAAAGTTATGGAACAACAAAAACAAGCTAAAGAACAGTGATTATGAAAGATTTCCACAAACAAATGTTAGAAGCCGATAAAGAGTTGCAACGGATTTGTAAAAAACACATACCACCAAAAACACCTACACGCGACACTAATTATAGTCCAACATAGATTTTAAAACCTACATAATTAGTATGTAGGTTTTTTTATAAAAGATGTTTCCATATTTTATTTGCCCTTATATTATAAACTACAGAATCAGAGATATTAAAAATCTTTCCTATTTCTCTCTGAGTCATAGAATATCCAATTTCTCTTATTTGTAAAACCTGCTCTTTAGTTAGCTTTGTAGATGCGTTTCTTTCTCCTTTTGCAGGATTTTTTAATCCAGTACGCAAAGCATGATCATTGTTTTCTTTATGAGTATTCCACTCTAAATTACTTACGTTATTGTTATGCTTATCTCCGTCTATATGATTTATGCATCTTTTGTTTTCGGGATTATATATAAAATGCAAAGCAACCAGCCTATGCATTAATACAGTTTTTGATTTGTAATTAAGACTAAAAGTAGTCGCTAAATAACCTGAATTATGATCCGTTATTGATTTTTTGTTTTTAGTTAAAAAATTTCTTACTTCTCCACTGTTACTAACTTCGTACTTTTCATAACCAATAACTTTTTTCCAAATAATAATTTCTTCTGCCATAATATATAAATAAAAAGCTCGAAATTTCGGGAGTGCAGTCCTTACTTTTTCGAGCGTTTTTAAAAATGTCTTTAATTATAATCAACCTGCACGAAGATTATAATACAAATGTACTACTTTAAAAGTAAATAACTATATTTGTAGTATAAATTTTTCACGATGGCTTTAACGGCACCAGTCATAAATATTTTTAAGAGCTTATCTGAGGCGATGTATTTCAAGAATTCATGGCTTAATGAGAAATTTGATTTTTCCGGCGTTCAATTGTTGCCAAATAAACCACAAAAATACATTCAAGTCACCAACACACAAGGCGGAATTAACTTAGAAGATTGGACAATAAAAGTATTTTCTTTATGCGGAACTGAATTAGGAGATATTACACCGTCATTTATGGTAGAATCATTAACCAACTCAGACAACGGGAACCCGCAATTCATTTGGAGCTTAACAAATATCCCTCAGCACTTTGGATGGGGTTTAATTTACCTCGAAATCACTCAGGCAGTTGGCGAAACATTCTACACTAACCCGTTTAAAATAACGGCAATTGACGAAGAAAAAACTGCGTTTATTGCTTACAAATACAAAAAGTCAGAACCGATACAAACTATTCAGTTTACTACATGGTTTCGTGAAAAAGGATTCCCGCAAGAAATAACATCATATTGCCAAGAATCGGCTAAAAGTACAGTTACATCTGCTACAAAATACGATAATATTGAGTG